AGTTCACAGAATGTTTACATTTGCAAGCCCTGAAACTGCCCTTTGGGGCAAAAGATGTCCCACTATGTCCCGCTTTTTGTGGTATAATTAGTACAGTGGATTTATGAAAGAAGCCCCACGGTGGCAGCACCGAGGGGCTTTTATCATACCCGGGTGTGTCGCAGGACCGGCGGCACCACATAGATGCCCTGTCAGGCTTTATGTCTGGCAGGGCATTTTTTATTGCTCAAAAAACGGAGGGGTCATAAATGGCAAGGCGAAGCGATGAGCGAGAAGCCGCCCGCGCTGAGTACATGGCCCGGAAGGAAAAGGGCGGCGAAGTCAATCTTCGGCAGCTGGCGGATGATCTGCACCTCAAGTACGATACCGTCCGGCGGTGGAAGTCCAAAGATGCCTGGGATGCTCCTGCCGGCAGAAAGCCGGGCGGACAGCCCGGGAATCAAAACGCCGTGGGAAACAGCGGCGGCGGGGCACCGGCGGGCAACCTGAACGCCGAGAAAGACGGTGCCTATTCCCGAATCTTCTTTGATAAGCTCACCCCGGCGGAACAGGATGCCTTTGACACGGCACCCCGGGACGGCGTGGAAGCCCTGCGGCATGAGATGGGACTTCTCAAACTGCGGGAGCTGAAGATTCTGGATAAGATCAAAGAGTACGAGGACATGGACCCGGACACATTGATAACATCCAGCGTGCTGGATATGCGTGTTCCGGGTAAGGTCGGCAAAACGGGGAAAAAGGAAGACGGCAAGGTACAGACCATGGGAATGTACAGCCGTGATACCCCTTTTGCCAGAATCCTGAAATTACAGGATGCTTTATACAAAACGCAGGGCCGCATTGCCGCTGTTGCCGGTGCGCTACGGGCAGCGGAGGAATCCGACCGCCGCATGGAACTGGAAAAGCAGCGGTTGGAGCTGCTGCGGATCAGAGCAACGGGCGAAGTGCCGGAGGACGGTGACAAAGATGGCCTTGTTCACGACTAAGGGAATCGCGGATTGCCTGAACCTGACAGAACGCCGGGTGAGGGAACTGCGGGATGAAGGCGTGCTGACCGAGGAACGCCCGGGCATTTTCAACCTGAAAACAGTGGTGCGGCAGTACGTCGCCTACAAGACCGGCGGCACCAAGGACGACCAATCCCGGTTGGCCGCTGCCCGAGCGGACCGGGAGGAAACCCGGGGCAAGATCGAGAAGATGAAGATGGAGGAAGCCAAGGGAAACCTCCACCGCACGGAGGACATCGAGAACGGCTTGAAGACTGCCTTTGCAAATTTCAAGGACAGGCTGGAAGCAATCCCGACCAAGTATGCGGACACCATGGCTCAGTTGACCGACCCGGCGGATGCCAGCGACATCCTGCGCAAGGCCATACAGGAAGCGTTGGTGGAACTCTCCAATCCCGATATTGCCTTGAAAGCACCCGAGGGGGAGGATGCCGAAGATGAGCAGAAAGAATAAATGCCGGGGCTGTGTATGGGGCACCCGGCTGAACGAGATCACGGCGTTCTGCCCGTTCCGGCAGTGCATCAAAAAGGGAGGCGGCAGCGATGGCGATGATCCACATGGAGCCGCAGACGCTGCAGCTGTTCGAGAGGGTGCTGGGGACGCTGAAACCGCCCCCGAACCTGACCCTGAGCCAGTGGGCGGATAAATACCGCCGCCTGTCCGCCGAAGCGTCTTCGGCAAAAGGCCAGTGGAACACCGACAACGCCCCCTTTCAGAGGGAAATCATGGACGCAATCGGCGATGTCCATATCCGCAAGGTGGTGGCGATGATGTGCGCCCAGTCCGGCAAGACGGACGGGCTGATCCTCAACACCGTCGGCTTCTACATGAGCTACTACCCGGCACCGATTATGATCGTGCAGCCCACTGTGAACCTGGGCGAGAGCTTTTCCAAAGACCGTCTGGCAACCATGATCCGGGACACGCCGATTCTCCGCGGCCTTGTGGACAACAAGAGCAGATACTCGGGCAACACCATCACCAAGAAAAATTTCCCCGGCGGACAGCTTACGATCATCGGCGCAAACTCGCCGACCGATCTCCGTGGCCGACCCATCAAGGTGCTGCTGGCGGACGAGGTGGATGCCTACAAAGCCAGCGCGGGCAAGGAGGGCGACCCGGTTATGCTGGCCGAGGAACGCCAAACCACCTACTGGGACCGCAAGACGGTCATGGTTTCCACCCCGACCACCAAAAATGCCAGCCGCATTTTGGACGAGTTCAACGCTTCCACACAGGAAGAATGGAATGTCCCTTGCCCGAACTGTGGTAAGTACCAGCCCTTTGTTTGGGATGGCATGGTGTTCGATAAGGACAAATGGCCGGAGGGCGGCGTACAGTACCGCTGTGCCGAATGCGGATGCCTGGATAACGAGTTCAGGTGGAAGAAAAACAGCATCCGCGGCAAGTGGGTGGCGGCGCACCCCGAGCGGAAAGTCCGGGGCTTCCACATGAATAAAATTGCCTCGACCTTGTGTGGGTGGAATGAGATCGTAGAAAAATTCATTGCGGCCGATCTGGACGCTTCCCGGGGCGACTACGAGAAGATGCAGGTCTTCGTGAACACGAACCTGGGCTTGCCGTGGGAAGAACCGGGCGAAACGGTAGAAACCACCGCCCTGATCGACCGCCGCGAGTTCTACGAGGCCGAGGTGCCCGACGGCGTTCTCTACCTGACTTGTGGCATTGATACGCAAGACGATCGCTTTGAAGCGGAGGTCGTGGGCTGGGGCGTCGGCAAGGAAAGCTGGGGCATTCGCTACCAGCGTATTTACGGCGACCTGAAACGGGGCCAGGTATGGGCTGACCTCGACGCTTTTCTTTCCACCACATGGAAGAAGCGGGACGGCACAGAGCTTTCCATCCGTGCGGCCTGCATGGACAGCGGCGGTCATTTCCCGGATCAGGTCATCCGATTCTGCAAAGAGCGGGAAGACCGCCACATTTGGGCGATCAAGGGACGCGGCGGCATGGATGTGCCGTACATCCGAAACCCGACCAAGAACAACCGCGTCGGTGGTGAACTTTTCGTGCTGGGCGTTGACACCGGCAAGAACGCTGTGCTTGCCCGGCTGAAAGTGCTTATCAAGGGCCCGAACTACTGCCACTTCCCGGCGGGGCAGGATGCGGGCTACGACGAGACTTATTTCAAGATGCTGACGGCAGAGCATAAAGTGACCCACTGGAAGGGTGGGCGCAAGGTGGAGCGGTGGGAACTAAAAGACCCGGCGCAAAAGCGCAATGAGGCTTTCGACGCTCGGAACTACGCCACCGCCGCGCTGGAAATCAGCAATCCCCCCGGCCTGGAAATCCCGGGCGAGGGTACGCCGCGTCAGGCAAAACCGCAGCACCAGTACCGCAGAAGAAGATCGGGAGGAATTTAACCGATGTCGATCATATCAAAAGAAATCGCCAAGCAGCATTTGGAGATGTGGCTCAAGGCCGAGGAAGCAGTTTCCACCGGCCAGAGCTATCAGATCGAGCAGATGCAGCTTACCCGCGCCAGCCTGAAACAAATCCGGGAAAGCATTTCCTTTTGGGAGGGCAAGGTGGCAGAAGCCGAGCGGGAGGAACAGGGGCGGGGCAGGAACCGTATCTACCATTTCGCCCCGCATGATGTGTAAGGACGGTGGGAAGCATGGCAAATTTTCTGGATAAGGCAATCGCGGCGGTTTCCCCCGTCGCAGGTTACCGCCGAGCAACGGCCAGAGCCGCCCTGTCCATCCTGAACAACGGCACGGGCTATGGAAACTATGGCGCATCCCATACGTCCAGAGCCATGCGCAGCTGGCACGTCGGCGGCGGATCGTCAAAAGAGGACATCGAGGACAACCTTGATACCCTGCGCAAGCGGAGCCGGGATGCTTACATGGGTATCCCTCTGGCGGCTGGCGCATTGAAGACTTTGCGCACCAACGTAGTGGGGTCTGGTCTTGTGCCAACGCCGCAGGTCGATGCAGATTATCTGCATCTGACCGAAGAACAGGCAGACCAGCTGCAAGCGCAGATCACCCGGGAATTTAATCTATGGGCAGACAGCACGGCTTGCGATGCAAGCGGCATGGACAATTTCTGGCGGATGCAGACATTGGCGTTCACCAGTTTTCTGATGAACGGTGACGCTTTTGCCGCAGTCCAGTACAGAGAACGCCCGAACTGGCCGTATGCTTTGCAGCTGCGCTTGATCGAAGCGGACCAGGTGTGCAGCCCTGGGCGTTCGGACCGACTGGCACCCTGCAAGGTGGGCGGCGAAGATGTGTTCCAGATCGTACAGGGCGTGGAAACAAATGAGGCCGGAGAAATAATCGCTTACTGGGTCGCCAATCGGCACCCGCTGGAATATGACAACCCGGTGCCGCTGGCATGGAACCGAGTAGAAGCCCACGACCCGGCAACTGGCGCACCGAACATCCTGTGCATCACGCAGAGAGAACGCGCCGGGCAGCGGCGGGGCGTTCCGATCCTTGCCCCGGTATTGCCCACTCTGAAACAGATGGGGCGGTACACGGAAGCGGAACTGGCGGCGGCCATTGTTTCGTCGTCTGCAACGCTGTTCATCCAGCGAGATGCAGAAACGAACCAGGCACCGTTTGGCGAAGAACCGCAGGATAAAGCTGCTGATCCGAATACCCCTCCCGATGAACTGGCAATCAACCTTGGCCCGGCGGCGGTGTTTGATCTCGCCCCGGGCGAAAAGGCGAACCTGATCGACCCGAAGCACCCGACCACGACATACGACGGCTTTATGTCGGCGATGTCGAATCAGGTTGCAACGGGAATCGAAGTGCCAAGTGAAGTGCTGTACAAGAAATTCAGCTCCAACTATTCTGCATCCAGAGGCTCCCTCAATGAATTTTGGAGGACGTGCGGGGTGATGCGGGATAG